AATCAGCGTTGGATAAATCAGCTTTGTATAAATTAGCGTTGGATAAATCAGCTTTTTCTTTTACCGCTTGTTGTACTGCATCTTTAATAGTTGCGTTTTCTACTTCGTAGGTAAATAAAACTTTACCAAAAATACTTTTAATTTCAATTGTTGTTTTCATAATTTTTTTTTTTTATTTGTTGTTATTTGAGTACAAATATAACACTTAATTTAATATTACAAAATTAATTAACTAGTATTTTCTTAATTTATAATTATTCTAAATAAAAAAACCACCTCGTTAGAAGTGGTTAGTTAATTATTAAAGGATTCAAACCTTTATCCAGTAACAAATTAAGAGATGCTATCTCAGTTACTATGTTGCCCTATGTCGGTATTTATTCCCGATTACACCAAATAATTAACCTAGCTTTTGTGCAAACATTTTAATAATAGTTGTAGGCTTTAAAAATCTACAAATAAAACGCAAAACAAAACCTGCGTTAGTTGTTGAAGGACTTGAAGCATATTCATAAGCTGCTTGATCTAAAATGTTTTTGATTGGTTGTGGAATTTCTTTCATAGTATAAAGTGATTAATAGTTTTTTGTTTATCGTAATAATTAAAAGTTGTAAAACTGCTCAAGGTATTTTTAAAATTTGTTTTTACCCAATCCGATGGCGGACTGAATGCTCCAAAATTCTGATATTCAAATGCTGTGCTACTCGTATGGTCAAATAATAATTGATGGCTATCACCTTTTCCAAATTCAATTTGATACTGATGCAATTTATATTCATCAATATAGTTTTTAATTTTTTCAATTTGTATAGCGTCTAACTTCGGTTTAAAGCCAAATTTAAGACTTTTGTCATCTTTACCGTGTGTAAGTATAAAACAACGATTATCTATGATGTAATGGTCTATAAACTTGCGCTGATTAATAACTTCGATATTATTTGGATATTTTAATTCAATATACGTTTTAAAAGCAGAATTAACAATATAACCAAAACTCCCAGCGTGATTGTCATTGCAAATATTTACGAATTTTATTTTATTATAATATTGAAATAAAGCATCAACTAACTTAATTTTAAACAATAAGGCAATATCAAAAGCTTTTTGGTTATCCATATTTTGAGGGAGTTTATGACCGCCTCGAGTTGTTTCGCCATTATATCCATCTAAATAATCACCCAATTCGTTTATAAATAATGTATTTGATTTTTTATTTTTAATTATTTCATTTACAAATATTTCAAGCCTTAAAAATATCTGCTCCTCGTTCCATAAACCATCGTACAAACTATAACCATCCTTGTTTACATCCATTCCAATATGCACATCTGTAAATACTGCTCGGTCAAATTTAACGTTTGATTTATATTTATTATTAATGCTTACAGGCTCAATTTTACCCTCTAAAATTTTTAAGAAGTCAATTTCTTCAAAATCTACCTTTGAGTTTTTTATAGGTTCTGTTATTACCCATTGTTGATTGGTTGCTACATTTGTACTAACTCGTTTGATTTGATGGTTTATAGGAATTTCAATTAATTCCTTTGAAGTTAGCTTCTCAACTTTTGTAATTACCTCACCATCTTTATTAAGTGTTCTTTTGACTTCTTTAAATTCGAATTGGTTTAAATTACGTATTTTTAAAAGTTCATTGTACTCGTTTTCGGTTATACAATATTTTGGATTACTCTTACAAGTTTTTTCTTTAATAACTAAACCCAAGGCTATTGCCTCGAATGGTTTTAGCCTTATTTTGTGTCTTGCCATTTACTCAATGGTTAGCGTTACTTTTCCAATTTTTAATGCAGCTTCAACTTTAGGATAAAATTTATCTATTGCTGCTCTTGAACTTAAAATATAATCTATACCTCTAGTTTGCCCTAAAAGTATGCAGCCTTCTGTTTGTTCTGCATTATTTCCTGAATGGATACGAACACCATCATAATTAGGTACTTTTAAAAGTAAAGGCATTATTTTTTTGAAACGATTTGACATTGTCATAATAACTTCATACGTTCCTTTTGGAATGGCAGTTTTTGCGTAAATCTTTTCTTCACGCTCTACATCCTCCAAAGTATAACATTCAAATTTACCATCAATGTATAACTCCCCAATAGTAGACTTGCTAGTCTTGTATAATCTTTTAATCGTTAGTTTCATTTTTTTTGTTTTTAGTTTCCATTAAATACCATCTTCGTAAAGTGTAAGCTATTGCTATTAGCAAAGATATTATTCTAAGTGTTACTTCAACATTAGTAAAAGAAAAAAATAAAGCTAGTAAATTTAAAAACCAAAGTTTAATATCTTCTAAATTATGATACATCGGTATTAGTTTTTTTAGAGCTTCCAAAATAGTAGCCAATTACACTTCCCATTAAACCCACTACGGCTATTTTTACATCATTTTCTGGAGCAGTCCAACCTAAAATATATAAGCCTACGCTTATAATTATTAAAGCTATTATCCCCTGAATGTTAGTCTTTTGTATCATACTTCTATTACTTTACTTCCAAAATCTGTTACTTTCTCAATTCTATAAATAGCGTCTACGTTCAATTTTTTAAGTTCTAAAACCCTCAAAATTGTTTCTTCTAATGATAAAGTAGAAGTTTCTACTACTTTCCAACCCTCTTCTATGCTTATATAAATTTCATACATAATTAATAACCTTTTAAAAGCACATATCCTGCAACAACTGTTACACCAATAGTACTTATCCTTGCTCTAATAAATTGAGTGTTTATATTTGTTGCTAATGTGAATTGAACTGTTGAACTTGCCGTTGCTGTTAAAGGTGTTCCAATAGCGTACCAGGTCAAACCATTGTCCTCGCTACCTTCTAATTGTAATGCAGGCGGTGTTGTAGCCGTTCCAATATTTACAACTAATTGCAAGTTTTGTGCATTTTGCACATTTAACGATGGCGTAACACTATTTAAAGTTGTCAGAACAATACTTCTATCAATTAACTGTGAAACTGCATTGATAGGGCTTACATTCATTTGTAAACGGTTAATTGTTCTTGTAAAAGATGGAAGCGAACCACCAATAGTTTGAACATATCTAACTCTATTTCCTCTTAAAGTTAATATTGGCGACCGATAAAGACCAGTAGCAGTCATTCTTGGAAAACTATAAACAGTAAACCAGTTTGTACCCCCATCATCTGACTCCTGTACATCTATATCTAATGTTTGATTTGTTCCCGAAGCGGCTATAATTGGAATATTTACTACATACGAAATACCAGCCGTAGGAGTAAAAGTTCCACTTGTAACAGTCGAGGAAATGGTAGTAGATGCTATATCTGATACTTGAACTGGGCTATTGAAAACTATATTTCCAAGTAAATTACCCCCAGCAGGAAGTGGACTTGTTATAGCCACAACAGAAGGAGAGTTAACAGCTTTAAGAGTGATATTAGCAGTACCAGTTACGGCAGCTAATGCTGTAACTCTTACGGCTGACCAAGCTGCTGTGTGTAATGTAAAAATACCAGTTTGCGCAGACGCAATAGCTGCCGTTGCTCCTCCATTTACTGCGTTTAGTAATGCTGAATAAGTTATTGTAAACCAGTTTGTACCATCAGTAGTAGCCTGAATTGATAAAGCACCTGTGTATGTACCTTGCACGCCTATCGTAACAGTTGCACTACCTAATACGTTAATAGCTACAGCACTACCCGCTGTTGCAGCACCAGTTGGAACTAAATTTTGCGTTGTAATATTCCCCGTTGCAGATTCAATAGATTGAACTACTGGCGTACTTGCTGCTGCTGCTGCTGTACCTTGACTTGGTACTTTAGTGTTCATAGCCAAAAGCGTTGCTTCCGTTGACGGGTTTGCTATTAACTTCGCTAATATCGATGCTAATGTAGTTTGCGTAGCAAAATCTTTAGCGTTTAATGTATCTTGTTTAGCTTCGGTTGCAGGGGCAGTAATAATTTTAGCTAATACTGCTGCTAATGTGGTTTGCGTTGCAAAGTCTTTAGCGTTTAATGTGTCTTGCTTTGATGCTGTTGCTAAACTTTCTAAAATTGTTTGTTGTTCATTTGAAAGAACAACGGGAGCAGAATTAGCACTTGATGCTTTTCCGTTTGGATTGTTTGGATTATATCCCATAATTAAAAAATATTATAATTTGAATTGTTAGAAATAAAGTCTAGTGCTTGATATGGAGTTAATGTTATTGTTGTTGCACCATCGGCATTTTGTCCGCTTGTAAAAGTTACTGTTATGTTTGCGCTATGTCTATTTTTTACTTTAAAAATACAAGTATTATCAACTGCCGTTGGAAGCACTAAACTTCCAGCACTTGTAAACTCATAAACTACCGTTCCTTTTGTTGCCGTTGCGTATACCGTTCCGCTTTGTCCGTTAAAAGTTTTTAATAAATTTATAACACTTCCATCAGCCATAAGCATTTCATTTGCTAGACCACCACTTTTAACAAAATTATAAGCATTTATCTTTCCATCGTGAGTTATATATGCTTGTAAAGCATCATCACCCTCAAATTCAGCTATATTTGAGTTATTACCAACACTGTTTTTAAAATATCCAGCAACTTCGTTTATAGATTGAAATTTACCCCCATATCCATTAGTTGATAAACCAAAAACTCCAGCAGCCCCACCTTGTCCGTTAATACCATCGCCGGTTTCTGAATAACCTTCAATAGCATTAGCATCTGTTATTAATGTTGTAACATTTATAGTACCTGTAAAATCATCCCCCGCTTTATTTACGGGTGTATAACCTAAAGCCGTAACGACGTTAGTTACAAATCCTCGACTATTAACATAAGTTTGTGTTGCATATCCACTTAAAGCAGTTGTTATCTGTGTTGATACTGCTGATGTTGTAGTGTAAATTGTATCAAAATAAGTTTTTAAAGTTGCCTTTATATTTGCCCAGGTTATTTTCTTAGCTAATGAAACACTATTATCAACAATTATCATTCTATCAGAATCAACTGGAGTAGATAAACTTGCTAATGTATCTACAAAAGTATGCGTATTTGATGGTGTTAATGTATCTTGTTTGCTTGATGCTAATCCGCTATATTGTGAGTTTGTTGCATTGTCCCCTGTATTAACTCCGCTTAAATTAGCTACTTTTGTTTGTTCAGCAGTTGTATAATCATTAGTTGAAAGTCCTTTCCCTGTAACTTTATCAACCTTATTACTTAAAGCTGTAACATTTGAACTATTATCATAATTAGTAACACTAGCTAAACGTAATATTTCAGTATCAGCTATTAATGATTTTCCTGTAACTTTGTCTACTTTATTAGTAATTAAATTGGCTACAGTTGTTGCAAAATCTGAAATTGTAGAAGCTAACTGTGTTCCTGTATGATTAGCACGATTTTTTAAATTTGCATCAGTATCATTAACAGTAGCACCACTAGCAATTCCCGCTAATTTATTTTTTTCTACAGTAGTAAAATTATTATCAGTTGCAGGTATAATAATATCCCCTGTTTGACCATTTACAGAAGTAACTGCGCCAATAGATACAACTTTGTTTATATTAACTTGAATTACATTAGGAGTAGCATTTATAGTTACTTCTTCTATATCTTTAAAAACATTTATATCAATAGTATCTGCCATTATCTAGTTATATCACAAATTATATTAAACATACCATCAATCCAAGTTTTTACAGTTCCATCTGCAAATTTTATTTCAATATCATAATAATAATTATAAGATGCAATATCAATTATTTGTTTGTTTATTTTAAATTTACCATTTATCGCATCTGTAATAGTTATTCCTTCAAAACCTACAGAAGTTAATGTTAAACCAATAACTCCTCCGCATTCTTTACGAAGTTGCATTTTAATAGTTGCACCTACTAAACTAACTGCAACTGTATTAATTTTAACTTCAAAGTTTACTGCTTCAAAGGTATCACCTTTTATATTTTGAAAATTTAAACTCATTTTTTTGTAATTTTTTTAAAAACCTTTCTAATTTAACCTCATTTTTCTTTTGATAAATAAGGCTTATTTTTCTAATTAAAGTACCCATCCTGTAAAACTTGCATCACTATCTGGAAACATATCCCCATTACTATTTAAATTATATTCAGGAAATTTAGATTGATTGTAACTCATATAATCAATGAACCTAGTAGTATAATGATTAGCCACACTTCGTTCTTTTTCTACTAAATAATCAATTTCAGACTTATCTACAGCAGTTGCACTTTCAGAAGTATGTTTAAAAACTCCCTTATTGGCTATAGTATATGCGCTAAAAGGTAAAAACTCAACCATCGCCCAATGTATTAGCATTGGTTTAATATAATCGCTTAAAAGGTCTTTATAAGGTTGCGTTAAATTATTTGCTACAATACCATCGTTAAACTTTTTGTATAGTTTACTTCCTAAATAATTCTGTAAATGAATGTCTTGAGCTATTTTAACATACTGAATTAGTTTGTCTGTATCTATATTACCATTTAAATTAGTAAATTTTACTAAATCATCTCTCGTAATGAATAATGCATTTGCCATTTTATTTATTTAAAAATCCTTGATTTGGCATATCAATAGGTCTTTGATATACTAAAGGGTTGTTTGTTGGTAATATCTGTCCTTCTTTTCTTGCTTGTCCTGGTGTAATTTGCTCCGCAAGTGGGTTATTTACATCAGCTTTTCGTCTGTATGTTTCTCTAGTCCAAAAGTGATGACACGCTCCGCCACCTTTGTATAAAAATATATCATAATTATCTGCTCCTTCTGGCCCCCATCCTTCATTAACTGCTTGGCTTCCCATAGCTACAATATCCTCTTTGCGATATATTTTATTTGAGGATAGCATTTTTTTACAAAATTCTCTAGAATTAGGGTTTATATTTCCGCTATATCTATAACGACTTTTAAATAATTCACTATCCTGTTCACTTGATGCGTTTGGTCTTGCAGTTCCAGTACTTATAAATTCATAAATTTTACTTAATAATGATTTTTTAGGGTTATTTAACGCATTAATTTGAGCATCTAGTTCTAACTCCTCATCATATTTTACTTCTCTGCTATCAACTAACTCCCATTCGTTCAAATCTATTTCCTCACCATATTTTGATAAGTCTATTTCTTGACTGCTCATTTTAGTAGGAGTATTTAATGCTTTGGTTAATTCTCCATCTACATCAAGTGGCTGTAGTTGTTTAAAGGCTAAATCAAGACTAATTTCGTTAAAAGCCAATATTTTGTCTAAACCATCACAAATAGTTTCTTGAAAAGGTCTTATAACCATATTTTCAAAAAGAATATAACTATTTTTTAACTCATCCGCATTAGCACTAAATCCTGTAGTAGTAGCAATTCCAAAAAGTAAAGGGCTTGTAACATTATGCGCTAACATTATTTTAGCTAAACATTCATCTGACAAATACTTATAATGTTCTGGAGCATCATTTAAAGGAATATCATC